CAGAAAAGAGAACAAACATATGTCTGTACTAAAGGCCAGACGTAAGGGATTCTCCTACAAAGCCGGTAGTATGCTAGCACGTAACTACTTCCACCTGCGTAACTCTAAGAACTTCGTGTTTGCAGAGCAGAAAGAATACCTAACTGGGGACGGACTCTTATCAAAAACATGGGACTTTATCTCATTCATAGACGATAACACAGCATGGACACAGCCTAGGCTGATTGATAAGGAAATGCACAAGCAATCCGGGTACAAGAAGCGTGTTAACGGGACTGATGTAGCGTTGGGTATGAAATCACAAATAATAGGGGTATCACTAAAGGACAATCCGCACAAAGTGCGTGGTAAAGCCGGGGAACTTATATTCTTTGAAGAGGCAGGTTCATTCTCAGGGTTGTTAACAGCTTGGGAGATAGCTATGCCTACAATGAAACAAGGTTCTAAGACCTTAGGTACAATGATAGCATTCGGTACTGGGGGTGAAGAGGGACATGGGTTTGAATCACTAGAAGAATTGTTTTATCACCCGGAGGCATACAACTGCTTAGCCTTTGATAATGAGTGGGATGCAGGTGCTATGGGCACACAGTGTGGGTACTTTGTCCCTATCTACCAGAACTTAGACGGGTTTATGGATGAAGATGGGAACTCCCTAATTGACGAGGCCAAAGAGTTTGAAGAGGCAGCCAGAGAGAACAAGAAGAAGGCAAACGATCCGAAAGCACTAGACCAGTACACAGCTGAGCACCCATTTACCCCACAAGAAGCTACACTCCAAACAACAATTAACATCTTTGACGTAACGTCTCTAAAAGAACAATACAACAGAGTCAAGGCACACAACCTAGAAAAGGAGGGAACTGCAGGAGTACTATACCACAAGGGAGAAGGTGTAGAGTTTCGCCCAGACCCTGGAGTAAAGCCTATAACCAAGTTCCCACACAGGAAAGACGACAACTTAACTGGGGGTGTAGTTGTTTATGAGAACCCATTTAAAACCAAGGAAGGTAACATACCTCATAATCTCTATATAATATGCCATGACCCGTACGCGCAGGGGAGATCCACAACCAACCAGTCGCTCGGGGCAGCATATGTAATCAAGCGACCTAACAATCTATCTAAGCCTGACGATATAATTGTGGCTAGCTATGTAGGTCGCCCAGAAACACAAGACGAATACAACCGTAATCTATTCTTACTTGCAGACTACTACAATGCAAAGATTGGGTTTGAGAATGATCGTGGTGAGCTCATAGCTTATGCTAAGCGCTATCGCAAACTGCACAAATTGCAGGAAGAATTTGAAATGTTGGATAAACGGGAATTGCAATCCAGAAATGTACGACGTCAATATGGGATGCACATGACCGAGCAACGAAAACGCCAAGGAGAGCTTTATATAAGAGACTGGTTAATTTCCCCAAGATCAACAGACGCAGATGGGAAAGTAAGACTTAACTTACACGAGATTTATGACATAGGACTATTGCAAGAACTAATAAAGTTTAACCATCGAGGTAACTTTGACCGGGTCATGGCCTTTATGGTTGGGATGTATCATACGCGAGAGTTATATAATAAAGAGGTGGTGGAAACTATAAATGATATGTCCCAGGACGATTGGTTTGACAGGAATTATAAATAATTTTTATACTTTTACACGAATGTACGGAGCCGCAAAAATACCGCAGCAACGACTCCCATTAAGCAAGAAGACAAAGAAATGGAGAGAGGAGTGCGTTGACGCTTTTATTAATATATCTAAGTTTGGGTTGAGTGAGCGAAGAAGCAATCTCAAAGCCCTATACGACTATTACAACGGGGAAGTAGACGAAGCAGATTACAGATACGTAATTAAACCATACGGAAAGACTAGAGAGAACTTCCCATCAAAGCTTAGAAACTACCCAATCATCAAACCAATCATTGACCTACTCCTTGGGGAAAAGTCAAAGAGACCACTGAATTACACTGTAACTGTAAAGAACGCAGATTCTGTAAGCCTTAAGGAAGAAGCTAAAAAACAGCAGCTACTCAAAACAGTAGAGGCTATGTTTCTTAACGAAATAGCTGAACCCAAGGACCTGCAAACTCAACAGATCCAGGAACAGCAACCAATGCTCCCTCCGCAAGTTATGGAGCAATTTGAACGTACATACGTAGACGATAGAGCTATCAAAGGACAGGCTGCTATTAACTACATTATGTATGAGCAGGAGATTTACGACAAGTTCCAGAAGCAATTCTTTCACTTCCTTGTTGCAGGAGAAACATACTCACACAAGGGAGTTAGACGCTCAGAACCATTCTACGATGTAATCAACCCTATTGATGTAGACTTTGATAAAGACCCGGATGTAGAGTTTGTAGAGGATGGGGATTGGGCAATAATCAGACGATACGCACACGCATCTACAGTCATTGACCAGTACGGGGAATACTTGAGTGAAGAGCAGTGCCTTGAACTTGAAGACCCAAAACACCAGTCAGTTGATACGTACCTGCTATACAGATCAGAAGCAACAGGCTCAGACGACAATACTTACCGCAATAGACTAGTAGAGGTTGTAACTGTATACTGGAAGTCCAGAAAAAGAATTGGGTTTGTATCATACCTAGACCCACAAACTGGGATGATAGAAGAGTTTGAAGTAGATGAATCTTTCCGCATGCCCGCAGAAATGAAAGAGATGGGGGGAAAGCTTGAGTGGGAGTGGGTAAACGAAATATGGGAAGGGACCAAGATTGACGGTAGGTTCTACGTTAAGACAAGCCCAATACCCAACCAGCGTACGTCTATAGATAATCCATCGGAGTGCAAGCTCCCAGTCAACGGGTTTAAATACTCAGACATCAACTCGAATAATATCTCCCTGGTTAGTTTGGGTATCCCGTTCCAGATTAATTACAACATCTTCAAGTACCGCATGGAGCTTGCGATTGCACGATCAAAAGACATCATTGCACAGTTTGATATTAACATGATCCCAAAGAAATGGGACATGGATAAATTCATGTACTATGTTGAGGGTACTGGTATTGCATGGGTTGACTATAATAAAGAAGGGATACAACTATCTCCACAGCACCAGTCTGTTCTGGATATGTCAATTAAAACAATCCAGCAGTACATCTTGCTTCTTGAGACTACAATGCAAGAGTGGGAGAAGATATCAGGGGTTAATAGACAACGACAAGGAACTATTGGGGCATACGAAGGCAAAGGCTCTTCGCAACAAGCTATTGTTCAGTCGTCGCACATTACTGAAGATCTATTCCGCAAATTCTCACGATTTGAGCAAAGAGAACTCCAAGGCCTACTGGATTACTCTAAAGAGGCTTGGATATCAGGGAAGAAAGGGATGTACGTAATGCCAGACACTACTACGCAACTTATTGACCTTGACTCTCTTGGGCACATGGAAACTGAGTACGGAATCTTTGTATCTGATGCAGGCAGAGACCAAGAAAATGTCAGACAGGCTAAGGAGTTGTCACAAGCTATGATTCAGAACGGGATGCCAGCATCTGCAGTTCTTGACCTGTTTGATACTGAGAACTTCTCTGGGATCAAAGATAAGCTTCGTAAAGCTGAGGCTGCACAAAAAGAACTTGAAGCTGCACAGCAACAAGCTCAGCAACAAATGCAGCAACAACAGATGCAGATGCAACAGCAGCAAATGCAGATGGATGCTCAAGAAAAAGACAGAGACCGCCAGAAGGATATCGAGATTGCTCTTATCAATGCTGAAGCTAAGGACCAAGCTAATCGCTTAGATATAGACCTGCAAAGGCTTGTACAGGACTACGATATCAAGCTTAAAGAGATTGACTTGAAGCGTGAAGCGCTAGACAAAGAGGGTGATACTGAACCTAACGGGGAGTAATGGATAACGCCACAAGACGACAACTATTAAACAGACATAGAGCATCTGGGTTTCCCGGATCTATACTTGACGTATACAATGCGTATAGCCAAGGCGTTGACCTTATTGGGCAGTTCGAGCAGCAAAATAATATAGAGGTTGCACGTACACCGGAGCAACAACAGCAAGGACTGAGACCTGCACACCAGGCTGGGGACATTAACAAAAGTATGATATTCCCTAATGTCCCTCCTAATACCCCATTCACTACGGAGGGCATGAAAGCCCCGATTAACATAGAGAAGTATGATGAGCAGGGACACTTAGTCAAATCATACGAAAATGTTCCTCCTGGTGTGCGAAATCTCCCAACAGGACCACAGCGTGGGACTGTAATTGAGACCCCAGCTAATATGCAGGGTGGAGGAGTACGTAAGTATCAAAATGCTGGAGTAACAATTTCACCTGAAGAATACGAGGCTAAGCTTGATGCGGCAATAAATAAATATGGGGATGTTGGATTATCATTTGACCCAGTAAGCCAAGAGTTTGCACCTGGGGTACAGATGCTAGATCCTGCAGAAGTTGCGGCGGACTTTGATCTAGATAACGCCTCTATGCAAGCTAGAAACAACTACTTTGCATATAAGAATCTAGGACAACAAGGCTTACAAGATTCTATGGGTATGTTTAACAGCATAAACAATGCAAGGAATCAATTTGCAGAAGACTACTTAGCACCAGCCCTTGATGCAGGACTGTTTTTAGGAACAGCAGGAGCAAGCTCAGGGGCCTCAGCACTTGCAAGAGGATTTGGAACTGCTACAAGAGTTGCCCCAAAAGCTGTCGGAAGTGCAATAAGGGGAATAAACACAGGAAAGTCTATGCTGTCAAATACAGTAGGCAATCTAACAACTAGAGCCTTAAACCCAGTAGCATCTACTCGCTTTGGGCAGGCTGTAGGACAAGGAGTAGACTACGCAAACAAGGGAGCTAAATACCTAATGAAGCCCGGGCAGTCAGTTATGAACTGGGCAGGTAATACTAGAGTGGGAAGCGCAATAGGAAACTTTGTAAACGCCCCACAAACCTTGCTTGGGGGACAAACTCTAGGACAGGCATCTTCAGCCTATACAACGGCAGCTGGCGCATACAATGCCCCTAAATCATTTGCTAAACTAACAGAGGGAGATATTGGGGGTGCTGCGTCTGGGATTTCAAAACTACCTGTAGGAAACCAAATAGCATCAGCACTAAAAGCTCCAAAGACTTTATACAATATGTATAGTGGGGCAAAGGGTTTAGGAGAAATAGCACAAGGAGATATTTTACAAGGCACATCTGATTTTAGTAAAGTGCTTCCTGGGACAGGCTTGTATAGAAACACTGTTACAGCAGGAAATCTAATAGGGAGTAACTCTACCCCCACTAGAAGAACAGCCTACATGTCCCCTAAAGAAATGCAAAGCGGTAGTTGGAGAGATTCTTTTGTAGCAGAAAGCACAGCTCAACCTAATTATGCAGAACAAGCATTTATTAATGAGCAAAATCCCCGCGCAGGGATAGATCAAAAGATAATTAACGAGCTAGAATATGGAATCCCAACATGGTCTCCATACTATTACGATCCACCAGGACTGACTCCTGTGTATCCTATATTCAACGCATTAACACTGCTAAATCCTGGAAGATTTATTAAGCCTGCTGCATCTAAGGCAATAAACCTTAGTAAATCAGCTATGCCTGAAAGTATGCAAATATTAAAACTGCAAAATCAAGCAGCAAGGATGCCAAAATCTATGAGACAGGCCGAACTTGACATAATTGACGACGCAAAAAATATTTTTAATACAGCGCGGCGGGAAGAGATGGGTGCAATCTCTAAACTAAAAAATCAAGCAGACGATGTAATTCGACAGGCAGATGACTTGTACAACCCTAAAATAATAGACGAAACAACTAGCACTCTTGATAATGATGCAATTAGCGTAACAAATCTGCTAGCCAAGCAAGCTCAGAATCCACTCTACAGAAATAAATACGGAGGAGCTCGTATTCGTAAATACCAAGGAGCCGGTCCCAAAAAAGTATTTACTATGGGAATGAAGGACAAATACGACATAATACCCAGTAATCCTATATCAAGTTTAGCAGATAATGATCCAGCAAAGTTTGTAGATACTGCAGGAGCAGATTTTAATTTGCAGTGGAATAACTCCCCCATGGCAAAGAAAATGTTGACTGATAGTTATTTGAAATCATCAGGAAACACTTCTTTTTTAAGTCATCTTCCCTATGTCGGGTCCTATTTCTTTTCGGAACCAAGCGATAGGGCAGACGAAATGACAAACAAGAGAAACCAAAGTATACTCAACACCCAATTTCGCGCAACCCCCACTGAAGAGGATTTTAAAGATTTATATAGCGGTGACTACAGATCAGGCATTAGAGCATTTGCTTCGATGAATCAACTTATGCCATCAGCTAGCTATACCGCATACAATCCTACTTGGTCTAAGAATACTACTCCTAATCTTTTGGGGGTTGGGGTACATGAAAGATCTCATGCATCAGATAATGCAGGAAGTTTTATCCCACCTGCGGACATTAAAATGATGTATGATGCTAGCTCTTCAGAAAAGGGAAGCAGGGAATTGTTCCCAACTTCAGACGCTTATAAAAAGTACGTAGCAGATCCTACGGAAACTAGGGCACGTATAATGCAAATGCGTCGGGGCCTATCTGCACTAGGGGTAGACATTTTTAATTCCCCGGTCTCAGAAGAGGACTTCGAGAACTACCTTAAGTCTGTCTTTATGGGGTTTCCCGTAGAATATGAAGAGCTAAGAAGCATATACACAAAAGAGGACATCTTCAAAATGTTAAATGCCATAGCTTACGAAGGAGATGATAAACAACCAGAAAACGTAGCAAAAAGAGGAGGTATTCGTATTAAAGAAAGAAACAGGGGAAAGTTTACTGCCTTTGCAAAGTCAAAAGGTATGAGTGTCCAAGAAGCAGCAAGACACGTGTTAGCCAATAAAGACAGATACTCCACTGCTTTAATTAGACGTGCAAACTTTGCTCGTAACGCAGCTAGATGGAATAGGTAGTGATATATTATAAGGAGTATTGTAAAAAATAATTTTACATAAAACTATAGAATTAACTAAATAAATTTGTAAACATGCAACCAGATGACAAATTAAATATTGACTCTCTGACACTGGACGATGTCCTGGGTGAAGGAGTTGATACAGTCCAAGACGTCCAGGACGTTGAAGACGTAACCCCTCAAGAAGTTGAGGAGGTAGAAGAGATTGACAACGAAGTTGAGATCGAAGAAACTGACACCGAGTTTGAGGATGAGTTTGAGAATGAGGTTGAAGAAGAAGTCGAAGAAGACGATGTTGAAGAAGTTGAGGAACCTAGCAGTGTAGCTTTTGAAGTAGCTAAGACCTTGGGCTTTGAGTTAGAGAATGATTACGAAGACTCAGTAGAAGGACTTACAAACTTTGTAAGAGACATTAGTCAAAACGCTGCAGAGGAACAACTCGCCGGTTTGTTTGAGCAGTTCCCCGAGATTCAACAACATCTAGACTATGTACTAGCGGGAGGTGATTCCCGTGAGTTCTTTCAAAGACAGGGCCAACAAGTTGATTTCAACGCGATTGAAATTACTGAGGATA